TGCTCCTCCTTCTTCACAAACTACTGATGACATTCTATTCAAGACTAGCTTTGCTAGAGGTGGATCGATTGGTTGGGTTCAGACAAATGACCAAGGTACAGAGAAATGGCAACAATGGGGTCCAATATCTGTAGAGAATGGTACTGAACATTATGCATTCGATAGAGTTGCTATAGGTCAGACATTTGCCGATACTGGCGAAGCAATGACTGTTACTGGTAATGCTAGTGTTGGTAGTCTAAAGGTTGATGATCTTACTCAAGGTAGAGTTGTTACTATAGGTGCTAGTGGTGAACTACAAGATAGTTCTTCATTGACATTTGCTGGTGCAACACTAACTGCAAATACACTTAGCGTTGATAATAATGCAACAGTAGGTGCTGATCTAACCGTTACCCGTCATTCAAAAGTTACTGGAATTTCTACTGCAGAACATTTCCATTCTACAGATGATATAGTTGCTGACGATAGAATAACAGCATCAGGTGATGTACAGGGTGCTAACATAATTGCAACCGCTAACGTCAATGCAACTGGAAATGTTAGTGCTGTTAATATAACTGGTACTGGTACGATAACTGGTGAACAGATCAATTCAACGGATGATGCGAAGATAGCTGGTATATGTACAGCAGCATCATTTGTAGGTAACGGTATAATACCGATTGGTGGTATTATTATGTGGTCTGGAACCGATGGTAACATACCAACAAACTGGTCTCTTTGTAATGGTAGTAATGGAACTCCAAACCTAATTGATAAGTTTATCGTTGGTCGAGGTGATTCTTACTCTGCTGGAGCAACAGGTGGTAATGCTGATGCTATAGTACCAATACACACTCACACTGCAACAGGTGGTAACCACGCTCACCCAACTAGGTACTCTAATAATGTATCTGGTATTGTTACTGCATCTGCCTCAGGTGGATTTGTTCTTGATGACGAAGGAACTACGGATTATGCAGCAAATGTTTCTGCCCCAGGATCTACTGCAGGTGACCAAATTGGTCAGAGTGGAAGTCTTTCTATGACTGCTTCAAGTCCTGTTGGTGCGGCAAGTACAACTAATGCTAACCTACCTCCATATTATGCAATCGCTTACATTATGCGTATCAGTTGATAAATACAAATACTAAGGAGTACACTGATAAATGGCATCAGTAAATAAGAAGTTTGCTGTCGAAAAAGGCTTAGAGGTTGGCGATCAGGCTCTGATTGTTGATGCCGATTCTAATAAGGCAGGTATTGGTAAAACCGATCCCAAATATGGTCTTGACGTAGCATCCACAGCAAATTTTGACGGTATTGTTGCTGCAGGTCAGGTTGGTATAGGAAGTACCCAACCAACTAAAAACCTCGATGTGAGGGGTACTGCCAGGTTTACTGGTAAAGTATATGATGAAAATACTTCTGCAGGTACTGCAGGACAGGCATTAGTAGCAACTGCTACAGGTGTTGATTGGGCTGATGAGGCAGAAATTCATACACTTGCTGCTGACGCTAATAATACTGTACAATTTAAGAAAGCAGCCAATGGTAAATTCCAAGGTGCTGATAATTTTGTATATGATCCTACCAATAAGCGAGTAGGTATAGGAACTACACTTCCTGAGTATCTTCTACAGGTATCCAGAGCTCCTGGTAATACTGCTAATGGATTAGTTCAGATTGGTGGTACTTTCCTTGATTCATCTGGTACTGTTGGTGCAGGTAAGAGTATTCTTGCTGCTAGTTCTGATGGTGAATTAGTATGGGTAGGTGCAGGTGCTAGTGTTTCTAATATAATTCATGTCAATGTAGATGGTAATGATACATACGATGGTTTCACACTAAAAACTGCAAAGAGAACCATTGAGGCTGCTTGTCTAACGGCACAGTCAGGTGATGTTATACGAGTTGCTGGCGGAATCTACACAGAAAATAACCCAGTATTTGTTCCACGTAATGTTACTATAGATGGAGATGATCTAAGAAACACACAGGTTATTCCATCAAACGCAGGAAAAGATTTATTTGAAGTAACCAACGGTGTACTGATACAGAACTTATCGTTCGTTGGTGCTGCAAATACAGGTGCGATGATATGCTTCCCACCAGGAGGTATGGTCAATCGCCATAAGTTTGTAAGTGGATATGGTGCTACTAATGCTGTAAAGGTTGGACCTAATTGGCATAGTGGAGCATCAATTACTCCAACTGCTATTGATTATGATCCTACTTCAGGTGTAACAACATTTACTAAAGCATCTCATGGTCTTACCACAAGTAATACTGTTGGTATAAAGACATCATCATTCAAGATGACATGTGAGAAGGATTTACATGCTACAGAACATGCATATCCTAGAGCATCTGATCCAGTAGCAGGTATTATGACTGCTATTACAGCATATACCACAAATACATTTACTGTAAATGTTGGTGATGCTGGTACTGGTGCAAGAATTGGTGTTGCTGTTACTCAATCACCATATGTAAGAAACTGTACTAACTTTGTTCCTAACTCAGTTGGAATGAGGATAGATGGTAATCATGCTGAAGGTATCAAGTCAATGGTTGTTGACTCATATACCCAGTATAACCAAGGTGGTATAGGTGTTACTATATCTAACGATGGTTATGCTCAGTTAGTATCAATCTTCACAGTATGCGATAAGGCTGCTATCACTTGTGTAAGTGGTGGGCAGTGTGATGTCAATAACTCTAACGCATCATTTGGTACTTATGGTCTTATAGCATCAGGTGTTGGTACTGTTCATCAATCAGGTGCTGTTGCTGTAGCAGGTATTGCTGAAGATAATCAGGTTACTGTATCTGGATTGACAGCAAGACCTTTCACTGGTCAAGCATTCTATCTTGGCGAACTGTTCAATGAAGTAACAAGTTTTTCTGTAACTAATGCTGGTAGTGGTTATACTTCCACTAATCCACCAGTAGTTACAATTGGTTCACCAACTGGACCAGGTGGAATTATTGCTGAGGGTGTTGCGTCTGTGAGTGGTTTTGGTAGTATAACCTCACTCAAAGTAAACGCTACAGGTTCACAGTATAGATCTGCTCCTACGGTTACAATTGCTGCTCCTTCTTCAGGAGTAACTGCAACTGCTACTGCTGGAATTGAACCTAAGTATTATACTATAAATAGTGCGACACCAGTTACAGCTGGTGTTTCTACGATCACTATTGATCAGACTCTACCTGCTGCTGTTGGTGTTGGATCTACAGTTCCATTTGCTAAACAGTCACTGATTCTTGCTTCATCATATACATTTGAATATGTTGGTTCAGGTGTAGCAATCAACTCTGCCTTACCTAATAAAGGTGGTGTTGGTATTCCTGATAATGAGGCAGTATCTGAACAAGGCGGTAAGGTAGTCTATACATCTACGGATGAAAGAGGCAACCTGAAGGTTGGTGATAATTTCACCATAAACCAGCAGACTGGTACTATTACAGGTGATTCATTCAACAAGAGTATCCAAGCCCAAATGACACCACTCATCATAGCACTAGGAGGTAACTTATAAAAATGGCTGCTATCCCACTTAATAGATTCAAGACTGTTACTCACACACTGACTACTAACTCAGTCGGTATCTACACTTGTCCTGCAGGTGTTTCATCGTTGGTCATATATGGCAACGTTGCAAACGTAGGTACAAGTTCATCAGTAACATCTTTCAGTGCATATCACAGTAGATCCTCTGTTGATACACCAATTATAGAGTTAGGACGTATTCCACATCAAGATTCTATGTCATTTATTGACGGTAGACTTGTATTGGAAACAGGTGATATTCTAAAGATCAAAGGTGATTTCTTGAATACTCAGAAATGCATCGTTAGTGTATTGGAGAACGCTAAGTAAAATGGCAAGACTTCTTTCAGGCAGAGTAGGTGTAACTAGCTACGCTGGTTTATCTACACATAGACAACAAACTCCAGGATTCCCGTCTTTTCTGAGTCTGGAAGAAACTGAACCTAACTTAGGTCTACCTGGTAATAATGATCATGTATTGTATGGTGATGTAAATGGTAGAAGATACTGGGCTGCTCCATCAGGTGCTGCCTCAGGTGCAGTAGATGGTGTAACAATACAAGATCAAGGTATTACTGCAACTGGATTTGCTGGATCTATTACTACACTAAACTTCAAGGGTAATGGTGTTGACGTATCAGAAGCAAAATATTCAGGTGGTACAGGTATAGAACTAGGTATATCTACAATTACAATTAATAAGTCGGCACTCAATATACAGGATGCTAATGCATTCACAAGAATTACAGGTGTTACAACTTTCCGAGTAGGTGCAGGTCTATCCTTTATAGAACTACCTACAGGAAACTTTAGTTCTGGTATTGTATCAGTCTTCTCAGCAGCAGATGCTAAGATGGATTTCCAGACTGATTCTGGTGCTACTTCTTTAGAAGATATAGGTACGATACGTATTGGTTATGGTCTTACTATAACAGAATCTAGTTCAGGTATAGCATCTATTTCTCCGACTGGGCATATAGAGCATCTTAATGTTACTGGTATTGCTTCTGCTCCTATATTTGATGGTAACTTACAGGGTAATGTTACTGGTAACGTAACTGGTAATGTAACAGGTAACACAGCTGGTCAACATACTGGTGGTGTAGCTGGGGACGTAGTAGGCAACCTAACAGGTAATGTTACTGGTAACGTAAATTCTGGTATTGGTACTATAACTCAGTTACGTGCTACAACTATTCAGACTACTGGTATTATAACTACTACTGCTGGATTCCAGGCTCCTGCAGGATCATTTGGATTTAGTGGTAACCTAAACTCTGCAGGTGTTAGTACAGTAGCATTCTTTAGTGGTACTAACATAGATGTTAGTGGTATAGCAACTGCTGATGGAGGATTTGTTGCTCCATCTGGTTCGCAAGGATTTGTTGGTAAGTTGGTTGGCGATCATACAGGTAACGTATACAGTACAGGTATTAACACAGCAACCACTATTAGTGGTACTACTGCTACCTATACTAGTTTTGTTGGATCACTTACAGGTTCATCATCTCTTGTTGACATTTCTAATGAGACAGGAGATTCAACATGTAACATATTGTTCTCACAAAATGCAACTGGGTCTCAATCAGTAAAATCAAATTCAAATCTAACCTTTGATGCTGCTGCAGGTATAGTTACTGCAACTGGATTCGCAGGTGATGGTAGTAGACTTACTAGTTTACCTGCTGCCCAGTTGACAGGTGTATTACCTAATCTTGATGGTTCATCACTCAATGGTGTAGTAACATCTTCAGTTGATATTACAGCAACTAATACAACTAGTGCTGACCATTTTGTTCTGTTTGCAGACTCAGCAACAGGTGTTGAACAAGTAAGAAGTGATACTGACTTCAAATATAATCCAGGAACAAATACTCTAACTGCTGCTAATTTTGCTGGTAGTTGTACAGGTTTGACTGGTGATCCTAATATAGCGGTCACTGATGTTACTTTGAAAGGTAATTTGTTACCAGATACTAATGATACTAGAAATTTAGGATCAACAACTCTAAGGTTTGCTAATATCTATACTGCTGATATGCATTTCTCTAACAATGCATCCAGTCCAAACTCGGTTGATGGTACTTGGGGTGATTGGACACTTCAAGAAGGAGAGGAAGATATATTCATGCTAAACAATCGTACAGGTAAAAAATACAAGATCAATCTGACAGAAGTATAAATATAAAGGATTAGGATTCTAAAATACCCGTTATGTCAAGAGGAAGAGAGCTATCCAAGGTAGGTGGACTGACTCAGACTATCGCTGGAATATCAACTTTTGTTGGTATCTCAACCTTTGCGTCTGACGTTAGAATTCACGGAAAATTAGATGTAGATGGTGATATAGTATACAACGAGATGACCGCAGTCAACCAAAAGTTGACGGGTATATCGACAGTAAATGATATTAGAGTAGATAGGAACCTGAATGTAGCTGGTATTGCAACCTTTAGTACAGCGTTTCCAAACAGTCAATTAGCAAATAGTTCAGTATCCTTTGGTGGTGTATCAGTAGCACTTGGAGCAGCAGATGCAACTCCAGCGTTCAATTTAGCAGATGCTACTGGTTATCCTACTTCATCACTAAGTGGTACTATAACCAACGCTCAATTAGCAGGTTCAATAGCAAATGATAAGTTAGCAGGTTCAATAGCGAATGCTAAGTTAGCAAACAGTACTGTATCTTTTGGTGGTGTATCACTTGCATTAGGTGCAACTGATGCTACTCCAGCATTTGATCTACAGGATGCTACTGGTTATCCTACATCATCTCTAACTGGTACTATAACCAATGCACAACTTGCAGGTTCAATAGCAAATGATAAGTTAGCAGGTTCAATAGCAAATGCTAAGTTAGCAAACAGTTCGGTATCCTTCGGTGGTGTATCGGTAGCATTAGGTGCTGCAGATGCTACTCCAGCATTTGATCTACAGGATGCTACTGGTTACCCTACAAGTAGTCTAACTGGTACTATAAGTAATGCTCAGTTAGGTGGATCAATCGCTAATGCTAAGTTAGCAAATAGTTCAGTATCCTTTGGTGGTATATCAGTAGCATTAGGTGCTGCCGATGCTACTCCAGCATTTGATCTACAGGATGCTACAGGTTATCCTACTTCTAGTCTTACTGGTACTATAACCAACGCTCAACTAGCAGGTTCTATTGCTAATGCTAAGTTATCAAATAGCACAGTATCTTATGGTGGTGTATCATTAGCACTTGGTGCAACTGATGCAACTCCAGCATTCAACCTAGCAGATGCTACAGGACTACCAATAAGTTCAGGTGTATCTGGATTAGCAGCAAACGTTGCTACATTCTTAGGTACTCCAAGTTCTGCTAACCTACTCGCTGCATTGACAGACGAGACAGGAACAGGAGCTGCTGTATTCGGGACATCTCCTACTATAGCGACTCCAACACTGACAGGTACTGCAGTTGCTGCAAACTTAGATATATCTGGGGCAGTTGATATTGATGGACACTTAGATGCTGATAATGTCAGCATTGCAGGTGTTTCTACAATGACTGGAGCTGCTACATTCTCTGCAGGGGTAACCATTGCAGGTGCATTAGATGCAAATGGTGGAGCAAGTATAGACAATATTCAGATTGGTGTTACTAACGATAATGAGGTTGATACAGCATCAGGTAACTTAGTAATCGACTCAGCAGGTGGTACTGTTACTCTAGATGATAACGTAGTTATCAGTGGTAACTTGACTGTAAATGGTACAACCAATACTGTCAACTCTACCACAGTTACTATCGCTGATAAAAACTTCCAAGTTGCTACTGGAGCTGCTGATGATGCTGCAGCTGACGGTGGTGGTTTGACGGTAGACAGTGGAGATGGAGATAAGACATGGAATTTTGAAGCAACAGGTGATAACTGGGGTTCTAACCAGAACATCAACATTGCAACTGGTAAATCATATAAAATTAATAATAGTGCAATACTGAATGCAACCACACTAGGTTCATCTGTTGTAGCATCTTCACTAACAAGTGTAGGTACTATTGCTACTGGTGTTTGGCAGGGAACTGCAATTGCAAATGCTTACCTAGCAAACTCAACTATGAGTGTTGGTGGTGTGACATTGACACTTGGTGCAACTGATGCAACTCCAGCATTCAACCTAGCAGATGCTACTGGTTATCCTACAAGTAGTTTGAGTGGTACTATAACCAATGCACAACTTGCAGGTTCAATAGCAAATGCTAAGTTAGCGAATAGTTCAGTATCCTTTGGTGGTATATCAGTAGCATTAGGTGCTGCAGATGCAACTCCTGCTTTTGATTTGCAGGATGCCACAGGTTATCCTACAAGTAGTCTAACTGGTACTATAACCAATGCACAATTAGCAGGTTCAATAGCAAATGGTAAGTTATCAAATAGCACAGTATCTTATGGTGGTGTATCACTTGCACTAGGTGCTTCAGATGCAACTCCTGCTTTTGATCTACAGGATGCCACAGGTTATCCTACTTCTAGTCTTACTGGTACTATAACCAATGCACAACTTGCAGGGTCTATTGCAGATTCAAAATTAAATACTATTAGTACAGCAGGTAAAGTTGATCTTGCTTCTTTAGAGATAGATGGTGGTACAGATATAGGTGCTGACTTAGTTGATGCCGATCTATTCATAGTAGATGACGGTGCAGGTGGTACTAATAGAAAGACTACTGGTACTAGAATAAAGAAATATATTTGGTCTTCTGCATCTGGAGATGCTACTGCTAGTGATAGTGGTGCAATTACTCTTGCAAACTCAGGAGTAAGTGCAGGAACTGTTGGATCTGCTTCAGCAATCCCTGTTCTAACGATTGATGCCAAGGGTAGAATAACAGGTACTAGTACTGCTTCTCTAAGTGCTGGAACGAATATAACTCAGGGTAACTCAAACGTTACTGTTGCAGACACTGGTACAGGTGCTGTTACAGTAGCAATTGATGGATCAACACTTGCAACATTTGCTGCTGCAGGTATTACATTATCATCTGGAGCATTCGTAGGTAATGTAACAGGTAACACATCTGGATCATCTGGATCATGTACTGGTAACGCTGCTACCGCAACTGCTCTTGCTTCAGCAAGAACCATTGCAGGTGTATCGTTTGATGGTACTGGTAACATATCACTGAATAATAATGCTATAACAAACGGTGCTGGTTATATTACCAGTGCAGGTAATGCAGCGACTGCAACATTAGCATCTACTTCTACTATTACTGCTAATAACAGTACAGATGAAACAGTATATCCTTTATTTGCAGACGGTGCAACAGGTACTCAAGGATTAGAATCAGATACAGGTCTAACCTATAATCCATCATCAGGTAACCTTACAGCAACAACATTTACTGGTAATGTAACTGGTAACGTAACTGGTAATACTTCTGGTTCATCAGGATCATGTACTGGTAACTCTGCTACTGCTACATTAGCATCTACTGTAACACTTACTGCTAATAATACTGCTAACGAGACTGTATACCCAACATTTGCTGATGGGGCGACAGGTACTCAAGATTTGGAAACCGATTCAGGTCTAACATATAATCCTTCAACTGGTATGCTAACCAGTACTGGTTTTACTGGTACTGTAACAGGTAACGTAACTGGTAACGTAACAGGTAATACATCTGGATCATCTGGATCTTGTACTGGTAACGCTGCTACTGCAACATTAGCATCTACTTCTACTATTACTGCTAACAACAGTACAGACGAGACAGTTTACCCAGTATTTGTAGATGGTGCTACTGGAGCTCAAGGATTAGAATCAGATACAGGATTTAGTTTCAACCCTAGTTCTGGTATAATAACTGCAGGTGGTTTAGCCTGTGCTAGTCTTGACATCTCAGCTAACGCTGATATTGATGGAACACTGGAGGCTGATGCCTACACAGTCAATGGAACAGCTCTAAGCACATACATTGCTGGAATAACGGTTACTAACGCATCTACAGCAGCAGCTTGTAGTGGTAACTCAGCAACTGCAACTACTGCTGCTGCATTGACAACTGCAAGGACAATCGCAGGTGTATCATTCGATGGTTCAGCAAATATATCTCTAAACAACAACGCTATAACAAACGGTGCTGGTTATGTAACATCATCTGGTTGGACTTCATCCAACGATGGTGCTGGAAGTGGACTTGATGCTGACTTACTTGATGGTGTACAAGGAGCATCTTACCTAAGATCAGATGCAAATGATACCTTTACAGGTGTACTTACAGTTTCAGGTTCTGCTGCAGTTGATAATCTATCACTGGATGGCAATACTCTTACAACATCATCTGGTAACCTAACACTTGATTCTGACGGTGGTACGACAACTGTTGCTGATAACCTAACGGTTTCAGGTAACTTGACAGTCAACGGTACTACAACTACTATCAATAGTACTACAGTTGCTATAGATGATAAAAATTTCCAAGTTGCCACGGGAGCTGCAGACGACGCAGCTGCAGATGGTGCTGGACTAACAGTTGATTCAGGTGACGGTGACAAGACATGGAACTTCGAGGCAACAGGTGATAACTGGGGTTCTTCAGAAAATATCAATATTGCTTCAGGTAAGTCTTACAAGATCAATAATACTGCAATACTAAGTGCATCTACACTTGGATCTAGTGTAACAGCATCTTCACTAACAAGTGTAGGTACTATTTCATCTGGTACTTGGGAAGGTACTGCAATCGGTAATGACTACATTGCAACAATTACTGCTGCTAATAAGGTTGGACTATCGGCACTAAACATAGACGGTGGTACAGATATTGGTGCTGCATTAGCAGACGCTGATCTCCTTATTGTAGATGATGGTGCAGGTGGTACTAATCGTAAGATGGCAGCATCACGTATACCAACGTACATATTCGGTAAGGTATCTGGAGACGTAGCAATCGCTTCTAACGGTACTGCTACTATCCAAGCAAACTCAGTTGCATTATCAACTGATACTACAGGTAACTACGTTGCTGCAGGTGCTGTATCTGGTAATGGACTTTCAGGTTCAGCAGGTGCTGAGGGTGCTACATTCACTGTTACATCTAACGCTACCAATGCTAACACAGCAAGCACAATAGTATACAGAGATGGATCAGGAGATTTCTCTGCTGGAACTATTACAGCATCGCTGACTGGTAACGTAACTGGTAATGTAACAGGTAACACATCAGGTTCATCTGGATCATGTACTGGTAACTCTGCTACTGCTACAACATCAACAAATATAACTGCTAGTGCTAATAATAGCACAGACGAGACTGTATACCCAACATTTGTTGATGGTGCTACTGGTACTCAAGGTATAGAAACTGATACAGGATTGACATATAATCCTTCATCAGGTACTCTAACATCATCTGTATTTGTAGGTAACTTAACTGGTAACGTAACTGGTAACACATCTGGTTCATCTGGATCATGTACTGGTAACTCTGCTACTGCTACAACATCAACAAATATAACTGCTAGTGCTAACAATACTGCTAATGAGACAGTATACCCAACATTTGTTGATGGTGCTACTGGTACTCAAGGAATTGAAACTGACACTGCACTAACATACAATCCATCAAGTAATGTTCTAACAGCAGGTACATTTAGTGGAGCATTGAGTGGTACAGCATCTAATGCTGCTCTTCTTGATTCACTTGATAGTTCTCAGTTCTTGAGATCTGATGCTTCAGATACTTACACTGGAACCATGACGGTTGCTGGTAATATTGTACCAAATGCTGATAGTTCTAGAGATCTCGGTACTAACTCCGTAAGATGGGCAAACATATATGCTGATGACGTATACGCAGGTGACCTTCACATGTGTAACGAACAGCGTGGTGGAAATACCATCGATGGTACTTGGGGATCATACCTCTTTGAAGAGGGTGAGAATGACCTCTTTATAACTAATAGAAGAAACGGTAAGAAATTCCGTCTTGTTCTAGAAGCAATCTAATCATTATAAATAACCAAGAAGGAGACTAGACTTTAATGGCTTTACATGGTACTGGTTCAAACGTAAACCAAACGACGAGCGTCAACGCAGCTACGTATGGTTCTGGTAATGCTATACCAGTAATCACTGTAGACTCGAATAAAAGAATTAGTGCAATCAATACTTCCTCGGTAACGTATGGAACATTGAATGCAAATGCAACCGTAGGATCGGTTGGTAGTTATGCATTTATGCAGCAAGCGAGTGGTAACACTCAATATGATCCTGGCGACAACTTAGCAGGTTCTAGTCTCCGCTATTCAGATGCTACAGGTCGTGTTCATAACGATACACCTTCAGGAAACTGGAAGTGTATGGGTTATGACTCAGGTGCTGCACTGACTAACTCAGGTACAGTTGGTGGTTCTGCTGCTGGATCAGGTTCAGTTCAAGGTGGTAACATTCAGGGTGATACTACAGCAAACGTTTCTGGTAATGTTCAAGGTAATACTACAACATCTGTATCAGGTAACGTTCAAGGTAATATCTCTGGTAACCTCCAAGGTGGTAACATTCAGGGTAATACTAACGTAAACGTTCAAGGTAACATCCAAGGTGGTAAGGGTGGTTCATATAACGTGAACAGATCAGTTCCACTAGATAACGTTGGTGTTGCTGGATCATGGCAAGGTGATACTGATGAACTCAACTTCACAGGTAACACTGGAACCATTGATACTGATGAACTAAGCATTACTGGTACTACTGGTACTATTGCTACTGATGATTTATCAGTTGCTGGTAACGTTTCAGTCAACGTGAACCTTGGTTCTATTACTGTAAACACAACTGTCGCTTACTCGTCAACCTTATGGTTGCGTTATTCATAAGGAGAATCAACAATGGACGTTAGTTACGAAGTTATTCAAGCAAGGAATCCTAAGTGGGCTAATCCTGAAAAGAATATGATTGACCTTGAGGTCAATTTCAAACCTCTAAAGGAAGAGTGGTTACCTTATACTGCATCTCCTACCGATACAGAGGTAGAACATTCAAGATATTTGTATACCCAAGCAATCAATGGTGCATACGGTGGTATTCAAGAATATACTCACCACGAACTATGGACACCATGGTTCCAAGATACTGTTGAAGTATCTGCAGAAGGTTTAGTTCAGTTACTACTTGAAAAAGGAGTATTATCTGACGCAGAAGTAGACACAATATTAGTAGAGTCTTCTCAGTTCCAAGGTTTCTCAAGACCTGCAACTGATAAAGTTACCCATAACGGTGGTGTTAACTGGGGTCTAACATAAGAATTATATAATTTCATACATCTCCTTACCCTTTTGGGTAGGAGTGTGATTTACTAAATTATCCTTTAACCAATGGTATCCATCATTGTATTCAGGATTTATATTGGATGGTTGGTCTTCTAACCATCCTATTTTTTTGAGGTCATTATATAATTCTTCAGGTGATTTTAGTACATTAAGACCTAAGAATTTATTCGCTAACCACTGTCTGTCTGCTTTGTTTATATCCATCCAATTTCTAGTCCATTCAAAATAAGTCTTCTGCTTGTTAGACAAATAATCATATCCCCATTTCAAGTAGTTTATAACAATACTAGGTTCTCTATCCATTTCTTCTTTAGTCTTGGTACGATATTGTTCTAACTTATCGTATACTATTACATTCTTGTTTAGGAACTCAGCATAATAAACATCTGTACCAGGCCAGGGAATGTAGATGTGTTCATGCTCTAGTAATGCTTTTGATAAGATAAACTGTCTTGTTACAGGATCACTCATCTGTATAAACTTACAATCACCTTCTAACTTAAGTTTATCCCAATTTTTCCATATATCACACGGTCTCCAAGGCAGTAGGAAGGTGGTTGGCCTGGGAGCAGCATCAATGATTTTTTGAACACTTTCGTATTCATCCTCTCTTATCGTAACTTGATCGTCTCTTGGTAAGAAGAACAGACTTCCCTTAGCACTAGGCATTCCTTTGGCTGCAACTCGTCCGAGTTCCCACAGAAATGGAGCAGTGCCGTAATAAGCAGTTTGATTACTAAATCTTCCATTGTTTATTTTGTTAGCATGATGTTCAGACCAAGCATATGTCTTGTTACTATTGAAGCATTCATTTTTAGTATACATGAAATCATATCTACCAATTGCTTCTCGACATACACCAGGTAGTATACCAAATAATAATGAGGTATCAGGTGATAAACCAAGATACCTTGTCATAGTATTATGCCATTTATCAGATTTATCAGCGTACATGTGGTAATTTCGGTAGGTCTACTCCTATTTCTTCCATCATCATGTATATTGACCACAGTGCATTAACTTCAAACTGATGGTATGTTGTTGATGGAACTACGATAGTATATAATTCTGGATGTTCTACAGGTGCTATGAGTATAGTATCTACTTCATCTTTGACAGTCATTAGTGCATCTGTTATTCCTCTATGCAGTCTACATGTTATACCTATTACTAAGTCAGCATTCTTACCGTATTCCATCCAAGGTATTTTCCAATCACCCTGATCTGCAAGTGCAGTTGTATTGATAGAATCAGGTGCAAATGCAAATTTACCAGTATGACGAAATATATCTGATGCCATATGTTGAGCAATAGCCATGTTACCACCATTACCAATGAGTGCTATTCTGTTAGCTCTTGCTAATTTAGCAGGTGCATCACGTAAGTCAATAACACTTTGGTCAACAGGTCTATTCATATTACCAATAATTACCTTACCATTATACAGTATCTAGGCATACTTGTCCATGTAGTCCTTGACTTGCCTGTCTACATCTTGATTCCATACGTTACGTGTGAATAAATTATCACTACTATCTCTTGGTAATATCTTATCAAGATCAAATGTTTCGGCATAGTCACCAGTATCTAATGAGAACATTTCGTATGGTATATCAAGACTATCAAGGAACTTTGGTATAAACTTTTGAAATTTTATTATATTATTGAGTATGATAGTAGTTTCTTCCACTGATTCTGGGCGACCAGTTCCAGCAAATACATTGTATGCTAGATGTTCTATATTCTCTTTATATGCTACTATATTCTTACGTTGTCTTAGTCTTTCTATTATATCAGGTCGGGTGTTGATATTTGGAGTGGAATTCTGCATCCTGTCCTGCTGCCGTGCTGCTCCTAAAGATCCTGTGTATCCTAATAATGGGAAGGGATTTGTTATAATATCTCTACTCATTATATCATCCACACATTCATAGAAGTTTTCATGTGTGATCCACTGATCTCTTGGTATAGTTTCATGTCCACGATGGTCAGGTGCAGGAAACCACATCTCATCGTAGTGTGATGATATTAGTTTATCCCTAGTATCAAGGAAGTGAGTATGTTTTGATAGTTTTGTATCTTTATCACACCAATACCATTCTAGTTTATCTATGTTACCTATTGGAGATGATAGTACACACCATAATGGTTTTGATTGTGATAAGAAAGCACAACTCTTTCTGTTATACCAGAACTGACTCCTTATAAGATATTTTCCAGATTTAGTAGATGAAAAATAGGTATACTTCATGGATATTTCTTTACGTAATCATCAACCCATTGTTCTATTTTATCTTGATAGGTTGGTTTGTCTACAAATGGTAGATCACTAGCATATCTGTCAAATGTTTCAGTGACACCAAACTTCTCAGAATAACTATCATTATCTAAGTTGAAGAATTCATATGGAATATCATAGTAGTCAAGTATATATTGTAGTGCTACTATAAATCTTCTATTGTTATTGATAAGTTTGGTTATTTGTGCAACATATTTCTCTTCAGTATTTGTGAATAGTACATCAGGATTCATATACACTGGTCTACCAGTACCAGCAAAGAAATTATATGCATGATGTCTAATGTCTTCTTTGTATCCAATATAATTCTTTCTTGCTCTTAGTCTTTCAACAAACCTTCCTACAAATGATAGGTTTTTCATGTTTGGTTGTCTAGCAAATAAACGATCTGCCATTTTACCAGTACCAATTTCTCCTAAGTAACCAAGCATAGGTAATGGGTTTACACACAAATCCATACTAAGACAGTGGTTATAACATTTGTGGAAATGACCAGGACAGTCATCAGATGCTTTTACTTCAGGTCTATCCTTTAGATATTTCTTTATACTATAACTATCGTAGGTAGGAATATAAAACCATGTTTCACTATGATAACCATTATGTACATCAAACTGCTCGTTAGAATCTGGTGGGGTATCTTGGTATTCATGGTGTACTAACTCACCATTATTATTTTCCCAGTACCAATCTCGTTTCCAGTCTGGTGTTATACATGTAGCATAAGCAGGTGGTTTACCTGTTACTAATAAACTACTAGATCTATTATTCTTTAGAAATATCTCTCGTAAGAGATACTTACCTGCTTTCTTAGCACAAAAGTATGAGTATTTCATGGGTATTCCTTTAGGTAACGATCAACCCAAGAATCGACTTGATCTAGTAGTCTATGAGGTAATAATGTGTCTATTCCTTCAGTTTTATATCTACTATCAAAATCTTTCTCTACGTCAAATGTTTTACGATAGTCTCCATTGTCAAGACTCCATGATTCATGGGGTATGTTATGTCTATCAAGCATGATATTATATGCATCATGATATTTTCTTGCAGCGTTCAGACGACAACTTATTAGTTGATAATATTCCTCGTGGTCAAGATCAACTATTTGTCCACCACCAAGAAACCATGCTCTTGTCCAATGTCTTATGTCTTCTTTATAAGCAACTACATTCTTTCGTTGTTTCATTTGTTCAATAGAATATTCTAAATCTACATACAAGGGTCTTATACCTTTCTCTAATCCTTCAACATAATGCATTCCTTCTTTATTATCTTTGACATATCCCCAGTATCCCATCAATACTTCAGGATGCAGTAGAAAATCACATTCAAAAAATTTATCAAATACTTTATATAAGTTATTAGGATGATATACTATAGTATCTGTTAGTTCATCTGGTCTTTTTCTACTGTAGTCATATTCTAACCAATTAGTAGATGACTTTCTTTCAATAGCTTTATTCATATCTAGATTTAGATAGTCATTTATTGTAGTATTATAATCTACATCATCATAACGTCTATGCATGGTACTACTTCTAATACTTCCTTCTTTATCCTCCCAATACCATGATTGTGTATTATTTTTTGGATTCCATACTATAACATATAAAGGACCATATCCTTTTAGCATTGCTACACTCTTACCATTCATCCATGCTAAACATCGGTAGTGTAATCTACCACCCCTATCTGTTGAATAATAGGAATGTTTCATAATGAATCTTCTACTATTTTGATATGATGTGGTCTATCTATTGCTTGTGTTTTACTATTGATTCTACATGGTGTTACTTTATACTTACCACAGAAACCTAGAGTATCTAATCCTCTCCAATATTTGACCCAAGTTTGATCACATTTAGGAAAATCTACAATAACATCACGTTTATAGAAATATATTCCTATTTGTGTTATTAGACCTTCTGTTATTGTATCAGGTACTCTTTGTAGATGAACTATATTACCATTACTTACAATCATTTGTACACAATCTTCATCGTCTATATCTTCTTGAACTAGATCTCTGTATGGTTGGACTACATCACATTCGTTATCTATACCAAACTCTACTATTTTATCTAATTCTTCTGGTTTTGTTTGTGGTTCGTCTCCCTGTAGATTGAGTATATAATCTTCGTCTAGACCTGTTGATACTTCTGCTACTCTATGAGTACATGTATAATGTACATTTGTTATTACTGAGTCATAACCATTTGATAAACATACATCTTGTATTACTTTATCTTCAGTAGCAACAATTATTTTATCAAAGTACTTACATTTACTAGCAATATCTGCTACTCTCAATACTAATTCTCTACCAGCAATTTTGGTCAGTGGTTTACCAGGAAATCTACTAGATGACATTCTAGCAGGTATTACACAAGCGACTCTTTTACCCTTGTACATAGTATAATTATATCTTATCGTTTATTCTACCTGATAGTCTAGTGTCTGTCAAGTTTCGTGTTTGTATATAATCTTTTGCCATCTTTACTGCTAGTTTATATCTATCACTCTCTTTATCAAAAGTAAATAGAGAATATGTTTTAGGAAGTTTGTTTTCACAAAACATTCTAGAGTCATGGTTATCTAGATCTAGGTAGTCAAATTCTATTCCCTTATCTATTAGTTTTTGTTCAACATCTCTATTGTTTCGTGTAAAATCATCTAAATGTTTGAATACTAATTCTTTATCAGTATAATATGCATCTTCTACATTCTTGATATTTACATTGAATGTTTTATTAGTTGCAGCAGGTACAAACTGATTTATTCGTGCAATAGTAATTTGTTCTATATTTGTTTTATATGGGACAATATTATTACATGACTTGAAGTAATCTATAAATGGTTCATACTCAAATAATTGTTTATGTGGTTGAGGACAGAATAGATCACATGTTGATAAATCATTGAAGAAATGATCATGCCATTTACTACCATGATCCGCATACATTGGATATAATTCTTGACCTCCACTATTAGCAAGAACATTACTCTTGAATATTTTATTAGATAATGGTGGATTGAATTTACCATATCCCATCCAATCATCTTCTACAAAATATTTTATCTTTAGACCTTCGTCTTGTGGATGTGACAATAACTGTTCACTAGATAAAGGTCTTACTTTTCTTACAGAAGACAGACTATTATCTCCTGTAAATTTATAATATTTTATATAATGTTGGTCTACTCCATGATATTCATACTTATGACTGCTATATTCTCCACCTATTGTCATTCTAGTTACGGTCTTTCTATTATATCTAAAAAGACCGACCATGTAACACTTAGCATAATGTCTAGCACCCCAGAATGTTACAGTCATTCTCTTGAGTAATCAAAAGTCATTCTATGTAAACCACCATCCCATAAGAATCTATGCCTAAATGGTACTTGAATAGGTTCAACATTATGCTTTTCTAAGAAGTCAAATACTTTCTTATTATATCTTGTTACTAATAACTTATCATTATCTAATGCAAGGGCATTTACATCAAAGAATGACTCAGGTGCATACCCAACCCATCGTCTATATTCTGGTGGTATTTGGTCAGGTGACCATACTATATCCTCAGTTTCATTATACTTATTCAAATCTTTTTCTCTAGTACCTAAGTATAATATATCCCAATTAGGAAAGAATGTTTCTAAGTTCCTACCTTGATCGGTTGATATGATTACACCTTCTTTGACTATACAAAATACTCCATCAGTATGTTTTTCAGTACTTGGTTGCCTACAAGATAATCTATCATAGACCATATCTATCTCAGGATTAGCAAGTGCAAAGTATTGGTATCTCTCTCTAGTGATAGCATTAGCATCAAAATATAGTTTATCTGCTCTAACAATACTAGGTGCATTTAGATTATCCATAGTAATATATGGATCTCTTAGATCTAATAGATCTAACCACCTATCAATATCTTCTTCATATCTTGAACCAATATACATTTTGCCATTGATCTTTTGAAGGTGATCTCTAACATGTAGTAATTGTGGTTTTCTTTGAATTATAGTATTCTCATTTATCACGTAATCAGGTCTCTTTACAGTGACACCATAATTCTCTAGTATTGTGCAAAGACCAGCAAGATCTTCTTCTGTTTCAGATAATATATCTTTGACAAAAGAATCTTCAACTAGATCAGGTGAGTATGCTCTACCAACCCAACATTCTTTTAGTTTACCGTAATCGGAGTGCATTTCAATACCTTTATATGTGAATAGTGTAGCATGTCGGTACTATGTTGTCAATATACATAGTTCATGCTATAATTATCATGCTGTATATAGTATCAAATGCAAAGATCCTTCCCACCAAACTACGGTAATGACTATGCACTACAGTGGAAGGCAGAAGATTTTGCAATTGGAGACCCTGTTGCATGTGGGTTCGGTGACCCTGACTATGGTATTATATCATTTCTAACTGAGAATTCAATGTCAGTATGTACCGCTTGTGGAAGTGGCACAGATGACCTACCACATAGGGACATCAATATAGTAATATCAGGAGTAACACCAGTAAGGAGACTAGAAGAAAATGAATACACCAAATTGGATGCACAACTCAGGAAAGGATGCCAAACGCAAATTGAAACCTCAAGCAATGAGGCAAGCAAGGAAGGCAAGAAACATGTTTCTCACACGCTTAGAAAGAGAATCGAAACGTACCCACTTGAAGGGAAGTCCTACTGACCAGTTGAATAAGTGTCACAATCCTCCTTCTCAGGAGGATTTTTTATTGGTATAATAATAGTATAAGACACAAAGCAACATGCCAGTAAACATTGAGATAAAAGGTAACTTGGCAAGATTGCTTGCTACTGAAAACCTTATTGTTGAGCATAAACAGGTAGAGACTGCTCAATTCAATACAGATACAAGAGTACTAACTCTACCTATGTGGAATACATCAAGTAACTATGTGTATGACATGCTAGTTGCTCACGAGGTAGGTCATGCATTGTTTACACCATGTGTAATGTGGAAGGAAGGTAAGTATGAATCACTACCACATCCTTATGTAAATGTAATTGAGGATGTAAGAATTGAGAGATTTATGAAGAATAAGTTTGCAGGTCTCAATAGAGATTTTTATAAAGGATATGAGGAACTAAATGCAAGTGACTTCTTTGAATTAGATGGAATCAATGTAAATAATATGAAACTAATTGATAAGATCAATCTATACTTCAAGGTCGGTGCTTATCTATGCATTGAATTCAATGATATAGAGAATGAATTTGTTACACAAGCATCAAAGACAGAAACATTTGAAGATGTATTAGATCTTGCTAATAGAATATATTTGTATTCTAAAGCACAACAAGAGAGAAAGCAAAAAGAATTACAAGAACAGAAACAACAACAAGAAGGTAATGGTCAGTCAGGTGATGATGCTGATTTAGATACACCTAGTTTTGAAAAGTCAGATGATGGAGAAGGAGACAATGGAGAAATGGAAGGTGATATAGAATATGGTGATGAGAATGAAACATCATTAGGTAATGAAGCAGGTAATTGGAATGATATGGATGAGAGTGATACTCAAGAGGCATTTGATCGCAATAGCGATAGACTAAAGGATAGTAATGATAAAGGTAGAGAGACTACTTATGTTTCAATACCTGAGTTGAATCTTGATAATGTAGTCATATCATTTGATACTGTTTATAAGGAACTAAAAGAACATTTTGATCAAGAAATGCTAATTGCTCCATCTGAAAAACAATATTCATGGGCAGGTGATACTATAGAACAAGCAAACTCAGCATATAGAGTATATAAAAAGAGTGCATCTAAAGATGTAAACAATCTAGTAAAAGAATTTGAAATGAGAAAATCAGCAGATTCTTATGCTAGGCAAGGTGTATCCAAAACTGGTGTACTTGATACATCTAAGTTGCATACTTATATGTTCAATGAGGATATATTCAAAAAGGTAACTACAATACCTGAAGGCAAGAATCATGGTCTAGTATTCTTATTAGACTGGAGTGGTTCAATGCAATATAATTTGAAGGATACTATCAAACAACTATACAATCTAGTGTGGTTCTGTAGGAAAGTAAACATACCATTTGAAGTATATGCATTTAGTAATGATGCATGGGCATTAGGAACTGATAATAGAGATACACAGAATGGATACCAAGATGTAACAAACGATGAGAGGTTAGTAAAAGAAATGAAGATAGGTGATTTACATATTGAAGGTCAATTCAGAATGGTAAACATAATAACCAGTACTGCAAAGACTAAACAGTTAGATGAAATGATGACATACTTATGGTTACAAGTATCTGCATTTGAAGGATATAGGTATCAATACCATAGAAAGTTTTCACTATCAGGTACACCATTGAATGAAGCAATCATAGCAGTTGGTCAACTAACTAAGCAACTAATCAAGAGATCTAAGTTGCAAAAATGTCATGTAATAGCATTGACTGATGGAGAAGGTTTCCATATCTCATATAATGCTATGAGAACAAAATATACTTCAAATGAGCAGTATATGGGTGCTTGTGGATTCAATCCATATAACACTGTTATTAGGCATAATGGTAAAACATTCTTAGGTGCAATGAATGAACCTGACTTTACATGTAAGTTGGTTGAAGCAGTCAAGAGTGATATACCTAACTGTAATTTCATTGCCATTAGATTACTTGAGAAGGGTGGACTTCATAGATTCTATAGTTGGTATGCTAGGAAGTCTTTTGCTACTATTGATGAAGCAAAAGGTCAACTAAGGAAAAATGGTCTACTATCATTCAGTAGTTTATCATTTGATATGTGGTTCGCTATGCAAGGTAAATCTATGCATACTGATGATGAACTAGATGTAGATCAAGGTGCAGATAAAAGAAAGATTATGTCATCTTTCAAGAGAATGAATAGAAATAAGAAAACAAATAAATTCTTAGTAAAACAATTCATCAAACAAATAGCATGAACATGAAAATTGATACACAAGGCATGAGTCTTCCATCCGATAACAAGGAGTGGAAGATTCAAGCACATAAACCTATGATGATTGAACCACGTAGGTTACATACTCCTGAAATGGTCAGGGAGTTGAAAATACTTATCAATGAAGTATTAGATGAGAGAGAAGGTAAAACTGGAGTATCATATTTTGATACTAAACAGTTTCAATATAGGATCAATGAAGTAGAACCACCTTATCAACCCTATCAATGAGAATGAATTTAGAAACCAAATTAGTATTCGCTATTGAGCATATACTACACCTTGAAGATCTTATCAAGGGCAATGAGTGGGAGTCATACCTTATGGGTGACCTATCATCATTCAAGTTTGAGATACAACGTCAACTTAGATTAGAACAGGATAGAAAAGCAAAATGAACATATCAGATTCTTTTACCAAAAACTATAAGACTTATACTGATAAGGATGGATGGGAACAACGAGCATCCATTCCAGACAGAGCATGTATTAGAAAATGTTTGCATAACTCCATAAATCTTGCTGGTCTTGATAAAGAACAGGTCAAGAGATTGTATATAAAGTATGGTGGGAAAGAAATCCTATGAAAATTGCAGTTCTTTGTTCAGGTAGTGGATCTAATTTTGAGAACATACTTAGGACAGTCACTAAGCATGAAGTAGTATTGATGATACATAACACTGAAAAATGTGGTGCAGTAAAACGTGCTGCCAAATTTGGTGTTCCTCATATACATATACCTCATAAGAATGAAGATCTTATGATAATGACTATCAAGGCATTTCATCCTGATCTAATAGTATTAGCAGGTTACATGAGAATACTATCATCTAAGTTTATAAACTCATTTGATAGAATAATAAATGTTCATCCATCACTACTACCAAAATATAAAGGTATTGATGCTATTCAACAAGCATTAGATTCAGGTGATGATACTACAGGATGTACTGTTCATTATGTCACTGAAGAATTGGATTCTGGTGAGATAATATTACAATCTAAGGTAGCAATTATGCCTGATGATAATCTAAAGTCATTGACTAAAGCAATACAACGTAGAGAATACGGTATTTTACCTGAAGCAATCAACCTCATAGGTGACAGTCTACAAAGTGTCCACAAAACCATGTCAGTGGCATAACCCACTGTTATAATAAGTACATAAGCAACAAAGGATTACATGCCAAGAACTATTGATTCTAAGTTTCACTTAGATAATATCAAAGATCAGTATGGTACTGATCTTGACGCTGATATGGTCAAGGCATATTGTGAGTCCCATGAAGTTGGGTATCAAACAATTACTAAGTACCTGAATCAGTATAAGACCAAACGTGGTCATTGGAAAATAACTGTAAAGGAAGCAAAGAAACAGTTAGAGCAAACATTTGAAAGTAGTAGTCCAGTTGGTATTGCTAAGACCACTGTAGATGTACAGAATCTAGTACCTGATAAGGATGAAACATTTGTAAAGTTTGGTTCATTCAATGATCTAAAGAAGGTAGTATCATCAAGACTATTCTATCCTGTATTCATTACTGGTATGAGTGGTAATGGTAAAACATTTGGAGTAGAACAAGCATGTTCACAAGCAAACAGAGAACTCATTAGAGTCAACATTACAGTTGAGACTGATGAGGATGATTTGATAGGTGGATTTAGACTTGTCAATGGTCAAACTGTATGGCATAATGGACCAGTTATTGAAGCATTAGAACGTGGTGCAATCTTACTACTTGATGAAGTTGATCTAGCATCAAATAAAATACTATGCTTACAATCTATACTAGAAGGTAAGGGAGTATTCCTCAAAAAGATAGGTGAGTACATCAAACCTGCTAATGGTTTCAATATCATAGCAACTGCTAATACTAAAGGTAAGGGCAGTGATGACGGTAGGTTTATTGGCACAAATGTACTCAATGAGGCATTTCTTGAGAGATTCCCCATTACTATTGAGCAAGACTATCCTTCACCACAGGTAGAGAATAAAATACTAAGAAAAGTATGCGATTCTTTACAAATACCTATGACTGGAGACCATGAAAACTACATAGTTTACCTATGTGAATGGGCAAATATTGTACGAAAAACATTCAATGAAGGAGGTATTGATGAAGTTATTTCAACTAGACGACTTACTCATATTATACGTGCTTATTCTATCTTTGGTGATAAGTTGAAAGCAGTTCAAATGTGTTTGAATCGGTTCGATGAGGAGACTAAGCAGTCATTCCTACAACTTTATAGTAAGTTGGATGCTGAAGTTGATATTGTTACGGAATCGTAACATTTGGTTGACTTTCACCCTAGATATACTATAATAGGTACATGACAAGGGAGGCAACCAGTTGATGCAGAATCACTTTTCAATTGGTGTAAGACCTCTTCTGGGGGATTAGGTTTCTGACTAGACTGACTATGAAGCAGTCACATGATGTTGGAGTAAAAGCACTGACATCCTAATTTATCGGGCATCAGGTGGGTTCATGCATGATCCCTATGTGTAAGTCCTATTTTATGTGGAAGACCGACATGCTATGAACGGACTCGAAACGGTAGTCGATCTTCCATATTTCTGGGCAAACGCAAGGCAAGGGTCTCGTTCACTAATCGAGTTTAAATCGAACCTCTTGTACTCATTGCGAGTTTTGAAGTTGTAAGTCCCATTCATTATTTTTTACTCCTACCGTATGAGTATAAACTAGGTATTGTTCACTTTATTATGCAACCCTAAATGCAAATCACAGGATCTTCTGCTATTGCTGCTGTAAACTTTGGCGAGAACAACGCAGTCAACGTGAAGTTCCAGAACAATGATACCGAATACGGATTCGTTGCTCAGGATGCTACACTTGTAAAGACTGGATTAGAGTCTACAATCTCAAAAGGTGAGAGTGTAGGTCGTTTGATCGCTCAGTACCGTTCTGAAGGACAACTAAAGGCAGTTTAGTCTGATTGAATAAGAACAACTGAATATTACTTTATAACAATCTGACCCCATTTGAGATGGGGTCTTCTTTTTTAAATTATTATTTTTGCTATGTCACTTGATTACAATGAGGTATGGAAAGTTATGAATGACTTAGATGAAGTTGTTCATAGAACTAAAATAATCAATGACATGTGTGATAGCATGAGGAAAACAGTTTATGACTGGACTGATGCGGATGAAGTCATTGATGAGATTGAAGCACTAAGAAGTTTCACTAAGTATATTCTTAGCGATCTTGAAAGTAAGTCAATCAAAGCATGGAATGAGACTGTTGTAAAACTAAACAGGACTTATAAACGTACAAAGACTTGTGATTTGGATTCATTAGACAATTTTGTTGCTAGTGTATCTAAATTCAGTGATCTTGTAACTGTTGAAGAACCTGATGAACCATTCGATGATCTAACCTAATGCATTTATTACTAACTGGTATTTGTATAATACTAATAGTTATTGCAATAGTTTATTCTATTGTCCAAAAATACAATCCCCACTGATTATGGCACTATCTGAAACTGTAACTGAGTCTCTAAAAGAGGCAGAATCTCACATTAGAAATGCATTGGCGTTTGCATCACGTAGTGAGAGATCATCCACTGTAACTATTCTATCTAAGGTATTATCTCAGATAGACAATCTAGCATACACTGATAATTTGTTAGATCAGTTGGATGACTACAAAAACAATCCTAAGACAAGTAGAGGACAATGGTTAGATGTTGATGACACTGATTGAAGTGTCACAATGTCACACTATCTTACTATAACTGTTGCTATAATAGTATTATAACAGAGAACAAAAATGCTCACTGCAACAGAAATTCAATCATATTCTTGTCATAAGGAGGCATTGGAAGATGCCACAAAATGTCCTTATATAAACTCACCGTTCAAGGTGTACAAGAATATGAGTAGTAAGAAGAAGGGTAAGTTCTTCGAGAAAATTGTTCAAGAATATCTTGAATCACTTGGTTATACTGTCACCAAACCTGAGAACTCTGACCATGATAGGAGAGTCAGACTTGATGCTACTAAAGATGGTAAGATTATCAAGGTAGAGATCAAGGGATCTATGTTATGGGGTACTGGTACGATGTTTAGGTGGCAGCAACTACGACCACATCAAGACTATGATATTGTTATATTTCTTGCAGTATATCCTGACCGTATTGAGTTTTATTCTTCTGAAAAGAATGAACTTCGTGAATTAGTAACAACTCAAGATAAAGATGGAAACTTCGTGTATAATCAACATGGTGGTAAAAAGGTAAACTCAGGTACATATTGCATTGATGGATTCCCATCAGATTATACATCTATTTTTCATCCTATTGATACTTACTTATGAAGAAATTGAACCATATTACTAAAAAAGATTGTCTCAAATACCTTGAGACAATCCCTGATAATTCTATTGATCTTATTATAACTGATCCACCATATTTTATCGGATTTGATGGTGGAGAAGGATGGGATTCTCAGTGGAAATCTGAAAGAGATTATTTGAAATGGTGTAACCACTGGACTAATCATTTAGTTCGTGTACTCAAACCTAATCGTATGATGATTGTGTGGGGTACATTGAAAACAGATACGTTCCTAAAATATAAACTAATGCTATCATTATTTGATGAACTTCGTCCACAAAATGAGATAGTTTGGAGTTATAATTGGGGTGGACGTACTAAGAATAACTTTGCTCGTAAACATGAATATGCATGGTGTTATTCTAAGGGTGATAAGTTCTTATTCAATAGTGATGATATTAGAATAGAACGTAAGGTAAAAAAGAACTTACGAACTGGTAAAGAACATACTAAGGGAACTATACCTACATGTGTATGGGAAAAGAATAATCATACTACAAGTAAGGATCATTGTGGTTGGCATCCTACCACTAAAAACCTAGAAATATTATCAAGAATGATTGAAGCATATTCAAATGAAAATGATACTATTCTTGACATATTCATGGGTAGTGGATCTACTGCTATTGCATGTAAATTAACAAATAGAAACTATATTGGATGTGAAACTAATAATAATTATATCAAATTGAGTAAAGAACGCATTGATTCTTATGCCACTAATCCAACTGTCACACAATTCCTAAAATAACATGAAAGACACAATATTGTTTGGTGATTGTAGACAATCATTGAAAGAATTGCATGAACAAAATGTTAAAGTTCAGATGTGTGTTACATCTCCACCTTATTACGGACTCCGTAATTATGGTGATGAAAGTAATCAAATAGGACAAGAGAATACACCTGAAGAATATATCGAACAAATGGTAAATGTGTTCGATGATGTAAAGAATATACTACATGATGATGGTGTATTATTCTTGAATATTGGTGATAGTTATTATAACTATCGACCTGGAAAAGCATACGTGAAACAAACACTTAGTAAGACTAATCAGGACTTACCAAGTGTTAGTCCAAAGAGATCAAATAGACTTGATAATTATAAAGAAAAGGATCTAATTGGCATCCCTTGGATGTTAGCGTTTGCTCTAAGATCGGCAGGTTGGTATCTA